ACACGGAACTCCGTGACCACGCCGAGCACAGCCCATCTTCACTCAAGGAGAAGGCAAAATGCTGTGGCTTCAGGAACGACCAGACCAGGGATAAGTCGGCGGCAAACCGAGGTACCCTAGGGCACAAAGCCGTTGAGATTGAAAACACCGAGATCATTCCACTGGATGATCAACCGCTAAGGGAGGCCGCAGAGCGATGCTTAAAGTATCTGGCTCACCTGCGTAGCAAGTGCGTCGGGAAGTACGAGGAGATCAGGGAGCGTCGTTACCATATGCACGATCAGTTCGGGCATATCGATCATCTGATTATCCATAACGAGGGGCGTTATGGGGAGCTGGTAGATCACAAGTTTGCTTTCGGGAAGTACGAGGCAGATAGCCCCCAGTTCTGGGCTTACGCTGTCGGTATCTTCAACGATCATCCTGAGCTAGAACAACTCACAGTTCATGTTCTGCTACCGTTCCAGAACATCATCGATATCGTTACCTGGACTCGTGAACACGATCTCGACCGTCTCTCTGCGGCTACCCTAGCGATCATCGAGGCCGCTAAGAGGAACGATTCTGCAAATTACCAGTCCGGTGCTCATTGTGCATGGTGTAATAACCGAGCAACCTGTCCCACCTTAAACAACTTAGCTATTACAATAGCTACCAGCTACAAAGCCGATGAGTTGGTATTACCGGATAAGTACGATCCTGCCAACATCACGGATCCAGAGCAGATGGCTCTGGCTAAGAAGGTAGCCCCAATCATGGAGGCTTGGGCTTCCAAGGTGAACGCCCGTGCGCTGGAGATGCGTGTTCAGGAAGGTATTGAGATTCCTGGTTGGGAACTGGCTGAGAAATCGGAACCATTCAAGATCGTGGACTCCCAAGCCGCATGGGAAGTGGTTAAAACGAAGATCACCCCCGAAGCATTCGCCTCCTGCGCCGAAGTCAAGATCGGAGATTTAGAAAAAGCCATTGCCCGTGTCGCCGAGAAAGGCCAGATGGGCAAGGCCAAGACTGCGCTAAGAGACGCTTTGATCGACGCCAATGCCGCCAAAGTTGACGGCACAATTCTGTATCTCAAAAAATCTAAATAATTATTTGAACGTATTGAACGAACGTCGGTCTAAAACCCATCGCGAGTAATAACCTTACAGGTTGTGAAAGTGTACAACACACCAACAAAACAACACACCATGTCAAAAGTATCATTCACAGACATTGAAACCACACCGGCTACGCCGGAAGTCAGCACCGCAGTAGCGGTGGTCACCCCACAGCAGGTAGTTATTGCCGCTCCTATTGCCGATGCCTCAAAAGGGCTTATCGGAGAGTGGACTAGCGAGGACACGAAGCTCCCACGCCTCTCACTGGTCAATAAGTCCGGCGAGCGTGCAGATAACTTCACACCTGGTACTTGGTTGCTCGAAGGCACTCACCAGATCACCAAGTTGGAGGATAAAGCCAAGGGTGCTCCCCTTACGGTCATCGCCCTTCGTATGCTCAAGCAGTATCAGGAGAACATCCCATTCGATGAGCAAAAGGCAGGAGTGCCGGTTCGTCGTTTTAACACAGCCGCAGAGGTTACAGCCAATGGAGGTCGTGTTTCCCGCGAGCGTGGAACGGATCTCTTCAGCGAGTTGGCTCACATTGAGCTTCTCGTTCAGGCACCTGACAACCTTGACGAGGATGCAGATGCACTCTTCTACAATGTTGCAGGGGACAAGCGTTTTGCCCGTGTGATCTACACCGCAAGCTCGACAGCCTATGGTCAGATTGCCGTAACCCTCGCTAGTAGCCTTCGTGGGCATCTTGCAACAACCGGCCTTCAGGGTGGCCTCTGGGAGCTTGGTAGCAAGCTTACCGCCAACACCAAGAACTCTTGGTGGACACCAACGATTAAGACCGCAGGTCTCGTGGATAGCGAGACGGCGGCAATGATCTCCTCGTTAGCCTAAACCATGCGTAGGGCGGCAGTCGAAAGGCTGTCGCCCTACAAACTTTCTTATACATGGAAACACACGGAGTCATTTATTCAGGGGATAAGGTTATCCCAAGCTACGTTCACGATGAGCGTCTTTATATCACTACGGACGATCACTTTCGTTTGATTTCTCACTATAGGAAGCAGATCGAAGATCTTATCGGTGAGAAGCAGGTCAATGAGGTTAATCTTATCGGGTTCTCCGGCCTAGCTGGAGCAGGCAAATCAACAGCGGCAAAGATCCTAACGGAAGACTATGGATTTGTTCGTGTTCGTTTTGCCGATGTCCTAAAGAGGATGCTCAGGGTCGTTCTGGAGGAATCCGGCATGGACAACAAAACCATTGTATCCGCCCTAGAGGGAGACCTTAAAGAGGAAGGACTAGCGGCTCTCAACTGGAAAAGCCCAAGGTTTGCTATGCAGACCCTCGGAACAGAGTGGGGTCGCAACTGCATCGGTCAGAATATCTGGGCTCATATCACCAAGAGAACCATCGAAAAGTGGCTATCCAATGGTCGTAAGGTCGTAGTTGACGATGTTCGTTTCCAAAACGAAATCGATGTCATCGGTGAGCTTGGTGGCGATGTCCATCGGGTTATTAGAACTGACCTGGAGCTGGGAATTAAGACCATAAGCTACGAGCACTCAAGTGAGACGCAGGATCTCCTAGGGCAGAAGGTTCTCAAGAATCTTGGATCAATCGAAGACCTCAAAACCGCACTCTTAGAAATTATATGAGCATCTGGAAACCACACAAAAGCGATCAGGAACTAATCACCCACAGCGAGGATCGTTGCATGGGAGACTTCTGCCCTGTCCATAATCCAAGTGATCATCACATGGCAGATTGGCCTCAACACTACAGGGGTGATCTTGGAATCACCGAGCGTATCTGTCCTCATGGTATCGGTCATCCAGACCCAGATGATATCTACGGCTGTGACCATCCTCACGGCTGTGATGGGTGCTGTATCCCACCGGAAGAGGATGAGGAACAGGTTCCCATGATCCGTAGGTTCACCCGATGGATTCGCAGGGTTCTAGCGGATCAAAGCCATCACGATAATTCCGAGATGTTCGAGGAATCTCTCTGCATGAACCTCACTCAAGAGGAAGAGATAGAGAGGCTGAACAAGATGGTAACTCTATACTCCGAGGCTCTCGACATTATGAAAGCCTACGCAGAAGAGCAGAAGAAGCAGATCAACCTACTAAAGGTTGCTTCAGGAATGACCAAAAAGCGTGGTCGTCCTCGCAAGAACTAGAAGTTGCTCTATTGCCCTCAGAGGATAAACGGGCATGGCAGTCGGGAAAGACCGGCAACTTTTTATGATTCACGAATTCAGAAATCCTATTCCTGTAAAAACATCGATTGGCAACGGATACGCAATCTATGTGACTTCGGGAGGGACTTTTGAAAACGACATCTGGTGCGTGGTTTTAGAGGAAGGAGGACAGGTACGTCACTTCCGTTCTGATCAAGTACACATCGCAGATAACGGAACTTTTGATATTACGACTTAAACAATATGAACATCGAAGAAGGTAACGAGTTCATTCAGCAAATCCTAAACGCTTGCCAAGATTACAGCATAGCACTTTACGAGAGAAACAAAGAGGTCGAAAGGCTCAGGGAGCTTCTGGAAAAAGTCCTTTTTGAGCTAGAAAAAGTTCCATTCCAGAACCCAAAGCTGACCGCTTTCACAGCTCACCGACTTGCCGATAGGTATCGTGAACAACTCAATCAAATAACAAAATGAACCTCGACACCACATCAACGCCAAGGACGGATGAGGCTTGCGAGGCGATGGGCTTAAAAGCCTTTGTAGTGCCCCTTGAAACCTCCCGCCAGATAGAGCGCGAACTCACCGAGAAAACCAACGAGGTCGAAAGGCTCCAGCAACAGATACGCAATTTACAAGAAATAATTGACGATGATACCAAGCAGAAAACCGAACTACACAACGAGGTCGCAAGGCTCAGGGAGCTTCTGAACCGAGCGATTGAAGCCGCAGAAGAAGCCATAAGGCTTGCCGACATTGATTATGAAAACGACAAGTTTGGAAAAGTCACTTGGCTCAAGCAGGAAATTTCCGAGGTTATATCCGAAGCCCGACTCGCCCCACACACGGGCGAGGTACTCAAATGAACATCGCCATAGACTTTGAAGCATACTACAGCGCAGACATTTCAGTAACCACAATGGGAGCTTGGCACTATGCCAGGGCAACCGACATCTACATGGTATCGATGGTATCGGATACAGGCATCGAATTTGTCGGTCACCCAAAGGATGCTCCGTGGGAGCAGGTAAACGGAGCTAATGTGATCATGCACAACGCCGCATTCGACATGACACTGCTCGAAGCGTTGCAAGAGAAGGGTATCGTGCCACAAGTAACGCCGGCGGCGGTATACGATACTGCCGATATGGTAGCCTTCCTAGGGTGGCCTAGGTCACTGAAAGAAGCGGCGCACTATATCCTTGGTATCGACCTCACGA